GGGGTGGGACCAGTCGGCTTGTTGGGGGAGATGATTGACATGTTTACTCCAGCGCTGTCGCAGCGTTAGGGGTTGATTTCAGAGAAGACCGCGCTTGGCTTTCTTCTTGTCGGTCTTTTTGTTGACGGTCCTGAGAAGACCTTGATTCAGCATTCCGGGGTTACTCAGTTGCTGATTCATCAACCACTGAGACTGAGGAATCAAGCCGCCTTGCCCGTACACCGGACCCTGCAGCCACTCAGGCAGTTCCTTGGTGGAGGTGGTGGTTTGTTCCTGCCCCTCCGACCCACCCAGAGCACCGAGCAGGGGGAGTGCGATCTTCATGATGTCGGAGGTCGCAACAGACCCCAGGCCGGGGATGTTCACCGAGCCACCAAACATCCCGCCAGACCCAGCACTAGAGCCGGAGCCGAACATGCTCCCGGAGCCCGTAGAGCCGTATCCAGAGGCCGTAGGAGCGCCCACGCCCTGAAGCGGAACTGTCCCATACCCGCCAGCAGCACCACCGGCAGCACCGTCCCACGCACCCACACCGGACTGGACGCCTTCGCCGAGGAAAGCACCGTCACCCCCGGTCGCGCCGACAGTGCCAACCCCAGCGCCGCCAGCCGCTGCAGCGTTGGCACCCGCAGCACCAGCCGTACCAGCGTTCACGCCGAAGTTCCCTGAAGCGGCCAGAGCGCCCTCACCCATGGTCGCGCCAGTGCCTACAGCAGAAGTGCCGGTAGTAGCAGGGGCCATGTACGCACCCAGACCAGCAGCAGCCATTGAAGCAAGCACCGTCAACTGCCACCGATCCCAAGACTTGTCGCCTAGCGTGCTGGGGACGTTACCCCCGACGTAATCGCCTTTCCTGTCGAAGATGTCGAAGCCTTGGCCGTTGTACGCCCCCAAGTCGCCATCCCAATCGGGGCGATACGCAGTGGCGGAGTACGCCATCTCTCCGGGCTTTCGACCAGCACCGTCAACAGCGCCGCCAAACATGAAGTCGTACTTGCTGGACGCTCCTGCTTCTTGATCGACGGGACCGCCACGGTAGTAGTTCCCGCCAATCATGTACTTCTTGCCGTCATCGCCCATGTACGTGTACGTCTTCATGGCGTCGTACAGCTTCTGAGACTCGGCCCCGTGCGGGTCGCCGTTGTCCATCCAGGTTCTGGACGGATCAACACCGTTCTTATTGATGTCGTTGATGTACGCGACCTGCTCCGGGGTCAGTTGCTGCCCCGTCTGCATATCCCGCCACTTGTCCTTGTTGCCCCAGAAGTCGCCAATCCCTTGGTTGTACGGGTTCTGATGGTTGAGCCCGTCGGACGTATAGAGCTTGCTGGGGTCGAATTGGTAGGGGTCTGCCATGTGTTCCTCTTGATTAGCCAATGAATACCCAAGCGGTATTGCTTCCGTTCCTGCGGTACATCCCAGACCCAGAGCCAGGGTCCCAATTCGTCCCGTCAGCGATTACTGTCATGTGCGCATAAACCTTGTCGGGCTCCGCTCTACGCACCTGGTATCTAACGCTCATGAATCCGCTGTTGATCGCGTTGTAGATGTCCTGAATGACCTGTTCCACTGCTCTTGCGTCGTACTCCGCTGGTAGCTTTCTCGGCTTCTCAAACAGGCTCACCGCTTGCCTCCAGTGGTGAAGTCCAGATCAGCAGAGCGAACGCGGATTTGGTAGTACGCATATCCAGATGATCCAGTCGAAGTCGCCACCGTCAGCTTTACCGAGAGATACCTGCCGCCAGTTGCACGCGCGTTGCAATAGTCCGTGGTTCCTGGTGTGTAAGTCACTCCCGTTGCATAGGTCGGAGCCGTGTCGGTGAACTTGTGCGACCCGTGGGAGACGGTATAGACAGGGGTGTAGTTTGAATCGTCATCAATCAACCAGCGGGACCGTTGGAGGTTCTTGAAAACGTCCGCATTCCCGGCGTCGATTCCCTTTCGCTCGATGTAGGCCGTGTCTACCGCGCTCCCGCTATCGTCATAGATCGACAGAGACGCGGACAGCGATCCACCGCATACATAGAGCTTTTGGTTGTCAACGGTATCTGAGCGAATCGCAAGCGCGTCGTTCTTGTCCGTGACCGTCGTCCGTCCCCAGGTGTCTTCTTCCCAATTCCAGATGAGCGCATAGCTCGATTGCCGACCCGCAGGAACAGGAGGATCGATATAGCCAATCCATACCTCGTTGTTGCGGGGGTTGGTTGCGATCCATGAGATGGTTACCGATGACGATAGGGTCGAGCCTCCCCGACCGATGATGTTCTGCACCTTGCCGACGGAGATGTTCTTGGACACCCCGCCGGAATGGATGCGTACCTGTTTCTCGCGGTCGATGAATACCTGCCCGCCGGGGAAATCAGCCACCATCCGGGCGGCGTACAAACCATCTTCACCGGGCAACTTGGTGAACTGGAATACATCATTACCGCCGATGTACCGCATCACCAACCTACCCTTGGTGCCGTAGACAATCAGGTCATCCCCAAGGGGTTGTGCCCAGACCATCTCGCCAATCTCTGGCTTGTCCACATCACCGGCCTGGTTCGTCAGGGCTGCGGTAAATCCGTTGTGCGGGACAGTCCCAGGCTCCGACGCATTCGACCAGCAGATGCGGAACGGGTATTCCACAGAGCTGATCGTTGGTGCCAGTTGGACGATGTAATTGCCGAACGGGACCGAGACGCGGGCGGTGTACGAACCAACCACCTTGCGAATGGGGATCGAGGTGTCCCCACCCCAATAGTAGCAACCGCCCGTAGTGGAATTAAGGATCAGAACCCCACTCAACTCTCCGCCACGCTGGACGCTAACGTGATTGGTGGCAGCGTCTACCGAGTACATCCCGAACGCCGTTGCAGGGCTAGTTGCAGGAGCAGATGCGACCGTATAGGTAAAGGTCGTGACGCCCGTAACCGTTACAGCAACAGACTCAGCGTTGTACTCCGAGGGAGTGAATCCCCAGACAGAAACAATGTCCCCGGTGGTCCGGTTGTGGTTCGCTGCCGTGGTGATCGTGACCGTAGTTCCTGCCGCCGTGGCGTTGGAGATGACCCGGCCTTCGGTCTTGCGGGTGATTGCGGCGGGAGTGGTGGAACCTCCTACCGTGTAGACCTCCGTGGCGTCGTCAGTGGAGCAAACAACGTAGGCGTTTGTCGAGGTGTAGAGCTGCGCCAGGTCGCCGCCATTGTTCCCGGTGAAGGAAACGCCGGTTCCGGTATTCCCGCCGACAAGTTCCGCAAAACCTCCACGAAAGCGAAACCCCAAGCAGTCGGTGACGAACCCATCCGCAGCCTCAGACCCTAGTGCGTCGGTGAGGCCGTTTCCGAACGTGACTTTCATCGCGGACGGACCTGCAGAGGACCGGCGTACTTGCGGTCCTTGTTATTCGCCTTGATCCGCTGCTTTTCAGCCTCAAAGATCATCCCGAACTTCTGCACTTTTGCGTCGTCTTCCGTGACGATGGCGAGGTGTTTCAGGGCACCATAGAGATAGGCGTTGGGGAAGTAGGCGAGGATGTCGTTGGAGGCTTGCGACCCGGACAAAGGGGTGAAGCGGACATTGCACATGGCTTTGAGAGTCCCGCTCGCGCCCTCATTGACACGGATGGTCGTGCCGCTGATCGTGTAGTAGGCGGGCGTGTCCCCGGAGTTGTTCCGCAGGGAGTCGAAACCGTCAGGGGTGATGTACTTGAGAGGGGTTTTGGTGTCGCCGTCCCAATAGCAAGACCTCATGCCGAGGAAGCCCGTAGGGAGAGGACCGGAGCCGGAGGTGATCGTGATGGAAGCGTCAGACTCCAGCTCCATGATCTTGCAGTCAACCTGCATCTCCATTTCCGCGAGGGTGATGCAATCGACAATCTGGCTCGTGAGGTCTGTGCGGTTCGCAAAGTCAGCGATTGCTGCCTTCAGATTCGTGTACGAGTCGAGTGACATAAGATTTGAAAACCCTGAGGCATGGCCTGGAACGAATGAACGTCCCAACGGCTGAAGAACTTGGGCAACCACCAGCAAGGCGGTTGTTGGATCAAGTGGGCGTTACGCCCGTCGCTCAAGGTCTTCATCGCAGCGGATGTGTGGACCGTCATGAATGCCCAACCTTTGGTCAGGCTCTGGAGGTCGTCTAGGACGTTCTCCAGTAGTTCCGGCTCGATGTGCTCCAGAACGTCAATGCAGGTGACTAGATCGCTAGGCACCTTGCGGGAAAACTCAGGCACTGCCGGGTCGTATCCGAGATACAGAACATCGCAGTCCAGCACTTTGCGCAGGTTCTGCATGGACCCGCAGCCGTAGTCCAACAGGGTCTGTGCGCCGGTCTTTTCGACCAGGTTGGAGACAATCTCCCCGAACTGGAGTGACGCGGTGCCGTAGTTGCCTTTGGCGTGCAGCCTCTCCTGCTCTGCCCGATATTCGGCGGTGATTAGCTGCGACATGCCAGCCTCCACGCCCGCTGAATCGCTGAGAGCTTCCGGTTCTCGCTCGCTTTGGTGGCGAGAATCCTGCGTCTCCAGACCGGGTAGCGGGTTTCGTCCCACACTCGCTTATGCGACAGCATGGTTCACCCTTGCAACCGCCTTGAACCACTCTCCTGCGTGCTCGCTGTCCTTGTAGTGAGGGAACCCCGGAACGCCTAGCGTGAAGTGCGCCAGCTTGGCATCGGGGTTCTCGTCTTGCTCCCCAACAAGGTGGTTCCACTCCTTGGGCAGATCACCAATCCTGTCGTCGTCAATGAACTCAAAGCGATGCAGGTATCTACCCGTCATCGCGGCCACTTTGGTAGGCGTCATGTCCCGCCAGGCGTAGTGACCGCAGTTAATCAGCATCACCGAACTCCACTGCTTGCGCGGGTAGTCGGCGTTATCCGCTTCCATCGGCGTCCCAACGTACTTCCTTGCGTGCTTCGTCCGATAGTCGTGCTTGACCACCTGCACCGCTTTGTACGGGTCGCACAACTCAGCGAGTTCCGCAATGTCGGCACGCATCAGCATGTCCGAGCCATCACAGAAGATCGCCCATCCGGTGTATCCCATGAGATACGGAATCAGGAACCGCAGGTAAATGAACCCATTGCTCCCGTCCCTGTGTCCAGCCCCGTAAATCCGCTGCACCGTGCCCAATGACAGGGGCGTGATGCTGACCGGGACCGTAGCCCGCTCGATGACAGACGAACAGAAGGCGTGATACCCGACTTCTTCGCGCTCATCGAAGCCCGCGAATAGCTGGACTGGATAACAGGGTTTCAATCGTGGCTTTCCAAGCCCCCACCTGGCGAACCAACGTAGCGCCTCGATACCAATTCAAGGTATCTCTCGCATACGTCCAGTTCGTCTTAGTAGGAACCAAGATCAGCGAGGGCACTCCGAGTGCTCCCGCAAGGTGATGGACTGACGTATGCGGACCAATGACCAAATCCAGTTCGGCCACCAGTCCCGCTGTGTCGTCGTAGTCCGCTGTCAGGGTTGCGCGGGGGTAATGCTTCACCGGCAACCCGGATTCCTCAATCTCGTCTCGCGGGTCTTTGTATTGGAGCGACACCCAATCGGCGTCCACGCTCTCAATCAGCTCCCGAAACCCCTCCAGGCCCACATCGCGGGACTCTGGGTGGTTGTGCCTCGACCCACCCGACCAAGCCAGCCCGATCTTGGGTTTCTTGCCCCACGAATCGAACAGCGCCCGCCACTGCAGGCGTCTTTCAGGGTCCGCAACTAGATACGGTGTGCCGGGGCAACTCTCAGGACTCGGCCTGAAGAACTGCGGCAGTTGACCAATCGGGCACCTTGCCTCTAGCTTGTGGTCGTTGGGCCACTCGATTTCTTGCTGCCGACGAGTGCCATATACAAAAGCGCTCGGGAACGACCGTTTGAACAGCCCTTCAAGCCTTGGATCACACTCGACAACGACCTCTTTTGAGATGGCAACAGCATCAGGTAGGCAACTCGCATACATCACCTCATCCCCAATACCCTGCTCGCCGTAAACCACCAGAGTCTTGCCCGGTGAACCGTCCCACCTCACCTCATCGCCGTAAACCACCTCTTTGCGGAACTTGCCCCCAAGGGCGTATCCGTAGGCTTTCCAGCCGTTGGCCCAATCGCCCAGAGCCAAACTTGACATCCCGTAGGTTGTCTTGGCTCCTGCGTGCTCAGGATCGAGTGAAAACGCCTTTTGGCACCACTCGATGGCCTTCCCGTAGTCCCGCTGCTCCATGAACGTCAAAGCGACGTTTGCGGGGTAGTTCGGGCACTTCCTGTCTATCTTTCCAGCCTTCAGGAAGGCTTCTCTCGCCCTGTCCGACTGGTGCAACCCCTGCAGGGCCATCCCTACGTTGTTCCAAGCCTCCGCCCTGTCCGGTCGAAGGTCCGCAACCCGCTGAAAGAGGTTGAAAGCGAGCCCAAATCTCTCCGCCTTGGCGTACACCGAAGCGAGAATGAACAAAGCTAGCGGGTCGTCCGGGTTCTTCTCCAGCAGTTGGGTCGCCTGCCTGGCAGCTTCGTCGGGGTCGGTCCCGATGAGAGCTTCAATCTCTTTGTAGACGCTCAAATCCGTCCCGAAGTGACGAACAGATGGCCGTACTTGTCGCGGTTCTTGCGAAGGTGCAACCGAAGGGCCTTGGCAGACTCCTTGTATGGGTTGAAACCGTCCTCCACGATCATCTTCATGCAGTCCGCATCCGTGATGTGGACTACCTGTTGGAAGTTGTTCTTGATGCCGTTCTTGGCATATTCCGGCTCGTTCCTGAGCTTCTGCAGACGCTCATAAATGGCCGTGTTGTTCTGCTCGTAGTTGACGCGCAGCTCGCCATCCTCGACCAGAAACGTGGTCTTGAGGCCGGTTACGGGGTTGTAGTCTTTGAGCATGAGAAAAGGGGGAGAGCCTTTTGAGCCCTCCCCTCAGTCGTTACGCCACCGGCAGGTCTTGAATCTTGAAGTGCGCGTCCGGGTTGTCAGCAACCAGCGTCCACTCGCACAGCAGTTCGCCACGGGTCGCGTCACCCGTCTTCGCACGCTCCTCGAACTTGATCGGGCGCAGCCAGGCCACGGAGACGTACTCCGGGGTCAGGCCCAGCACGGTACGGGAGCGCATGAAGCGGTCCAGCACCAGCTTGTGCTCGCCAAAGTCCGACACGTACAGGTCAACCCCACCGATCACCATACCTTGAGCAGCGCCCTGCTTCGGGTTGTAGAAACCGGCGAACTTGTTCGCACCAGCGAAGGCCGCGACCTTGCGCTTGTTGAACGAGCCCATCAGGATCGTGGACGGGTCGCCACCATCGGTCCAGGCAGCGTCCAGACCGTCCAGAAAGTTGGTTTCCGTGAGGGTCGTGGTCGCCGTGCCGTCCGTGGGAGCAGCCCACACACCAGCCGAGTAGCCGGGGGTCGTGCCAGCCGTGCCGCCGCCGCCGATGATGCGGTTACCAGCAATCATGGACTCCAGGCCAGCAGACGAACGAGCGGTAGCCGAACCACCAGCCGAAGAGGCTTGGTTGCCGCACAGGGCGGTTTCGATGTCGCGCTTGAGTTCCTTGCCGCGCTTGGCGATCTGGTAGGCAAATTCTTCCTTGCGGCCGTACTTGCGAACCTTGTCAGCAGTACCAGAAACCATGACGGTCTTCTTGGAAATCTGCAGGTAGTTCGACAGCATGGTGGTCGGAGCAGCCGTGGCATACGTGCTGTCGTCACCTTCAATCGCGCGGTTGGCAGCAGCAGCAGCCAGGGTGTCGGTCTGCCACTGGTGCAGGGTGGCGGTCGCCGTCTTCTTCTTCGCCAGCGTCAACAGCGGAGTGTCAGCAGGCGAGATGTTGAAGATAACGTCTTCGATGTCTTCGGCAAGACCTACGAGGTCGTAGGTGTCCGTGGTTCCGGTAGCTTGTCCCATGATTAGCGTTTCCTGATTGCAGAGCGAGCCAGCAGCGCCATCGCAGCGTCATCGGTGCTGCCTGTTTTCTTCAGGCGGGCCATCGACTGTTCGGCTTTCTGCGCGCTCGCAGGTTTGGTCAATCCCGAACCCCCCGGTTTGAGGGTCTGGGCTTTCGGTTGGGCCTTCTGAGGGTTGGAGCTGCGGACCTTCTGTCCATAAGCTGCGTCCTCCAGGATCAGGAGAAACCGTGGGTCGTGCTCAAGGACTGCAAGGACTGAATCGCGTTCAATCCCCTTCTTGGTCACGTACTCACCCAAACGGTCGTTGCTCTCTGCGCCCCATCCTTTGATGTTCTTGCTGGCGAATTCATGGACAGACT